GGATACTTAACTTTAAATAGGGTAAGTGGCGTAGATACATATATTCAGCTAAATCCAGATCCAACTATAGTTAGTACAAATTACACATTAGAATCTGGAAAAGTTTATTCACTGGGCACAAACTCATTCGGTGTGCTAGACACAATAACCCAATTAGTTGCCAATATAACATTAACTCTGCCGGCGCCACAAAAAGCAATTAAAATTTATGTCGGTAATTATAAGGGGACAATAACATTCGCTGGCGCCACTGTATATTCACCAGAAGGTGCATCCATAACTTCATTTTACCCAACACCGGGTAGTATATTGGAATTTGTAATCGGAGATCCCGGCATTTTTATACCTGGATTCTATACATGGACACTATTTGAACAGCAAAATGGACTATTTGAAGCATCTAATTTTAAAATAACAAAGAATAACAATCACGAGCAAGGAGTAACCTTTAATTTAACAAATGTAGCATCTAACATACCAATAACTGTGCCAAACAAACCGGTCGATCTCGGCCAAATACCAGCCACACACACATCAAATGGAAATAGCGTAACAGGCTCTTATGGGGCAATAGTTAATGGCCTTACAAATACTGCGTCTGGTCAATATTCAGCAGTTCTTAATGGAACGCTAAACACTGCCAGCGGCAAACATGGAATAGTGATATCTGGACAATCCAATACAGCAAAAATAGACCAGGTGATTATAAATGGAAGAAATATTACAGGTATTGAAACTACTGGTGCTGTAATAAGAGGTGGTATAGTTGAGGGTGTTGCTATAGCATCGGATGCTCTCGGGACAACTGTCGCAGAATATACATTACGCGGCCGTGTTACCAATGGGGCAACAAACTGGATACTCGCAAACACAAGTACAAATGCCGCCATGAGCGGTGCTGTGACAACAGTGTCATCAATAAAGGCAACATTATCTACAACCACAAATCCAGACATAGTTAATGCCTGCGGCATACATGATGTTACATTTATGATAATCGGAAGCTCTGGCTCTCCTAAGCCAATATTCGCTGGACAAAGAAGGGTTATGGTTTATTATGATGGAACTACATACACAATGGAACCTGTTCAAACAATTGGTACAGACTATACAATTGGTGGAGCAACCTCAACACTAACCATAGGACTTACGCCAACTGCACCATTAGGGCTACTAACATTTGCTGTTGCAAACAATGAGGCAAATAATGTAGTAGTCAATATTAGCGTAAGATCAACATACAACAATTATCAATAAATATGTATATCTAACTGCGTATATAGCGCGCAACTAAAATAAAGGAAACAAAAATGGCACTATCACAAGAATACACATGCAATCAATATGTATATCCAAATGCATATATTAAGGCACATATAGGCAGAGCTACCGTAGAACAGACCACAGTGATGTTCTATGTGTGGCCCACGCAAGCGGACAGAATTGCGGAAAGACCACCTATATACTCAGACACTAGAACAATACCAACGGATTTTAATGTCGCGGCCCAAAACCCAATAGAATATGTCTACAGTCTACTAAAGACTCTTCCAGAATTTGAAAACGCAGTAGATATTTTGGAGTAAATAGATGATCAATAGCCGCAAAACAGAAGACCTGCACCCCAAGGTGCAGGCTATGGCTAATAAATTCTTAGATGCCTGCAAAAAAGCAGGCATTGACGTACTTATAACCAGTACATATAGGGATAATGAAAGCCAAAATGAATTATATGCACAGGGCAGAACAAAACCCGGAAGAATTGTGACAAATGCTAAAGCAGGCCAGTCTTGGCACAATTACAGACTTGCATTTGATGTCGTACCAATTAAAAATGGAAAGGCAGTATGGGGAACAACTGGCGATGATTTAAAATTATGGCAAAAATTAGGTGCCATAGGAAAATCAATTGGCCTAGAATGGGCTGGTGATTGGGTCAAATTTAAAGAATATCCGCATTTTCAGTATACCGGTGGACTGACACTTAAAGATTTACAACAGGGAAAAATGATAACCTAAGAGGAATTTATGACTAATTTTGATTTCAAATCAACTAAAGTGTTCTTTATGTGCACTGTCGATGGCGATGGCGTAACGATAAACAACATAAGCTTTACAACTATAAATGTAGAGCTATTAACAAATGCTGAGCTTTTAACTTTGGCAAAGGGTGTCTATTTTGGACACTTAATAACAAATGACAACTCTGCATTTGAAACCTATTACACTGGTATTTTGGGAGATATCACATCAAATGGTGGTGGAGGGGGATCTGTTTCTCCAGAAATAGTACAGGATATTGTTGGTGGGATGTTTGATGAGGGCATACTAATAACCTCTGACTATAATGATACCACAGGCAAAATACAATTAACCCCACTTCCTGGTGTTTTTATCAAGGATTTTATAGACAGAACATATGGGGCCGCACACGTATATGGTGGACTAATTACCACCACAGGCGGCGTTAATTTTTCTATCGCATCGGGTGGCGGCTACGCAAGAAACATTGATGGCGAAATAGTTTTCGTAGAGTGGACGGACAAGACAGGATCTTGCGCTGCTGATGGAAACAACTTTATTGGAATAGATAGTGATGGAAATGTCATACAGTCAACATCGCAGTTTGGACCAGATATTATTGCTCTTGGATATATAAATACTGCATTAGGCAACACAACTGTCACGGGATACAGCAATATTAATCATCATTCTACAGATGCAAACTATTGGGCAAACCAATGGGTTAGAAATGCGGTCGGTGCAAACGTTGAATTTGGGTGCAATATAGCTTCGCTGCCTTCACCAAATGAGCTAAGCATCGTTATGGGTAGTGGTAGGATATGGGCACAATTTAACCAGATTGATCTGCTTGATAAATATGATTTTACGAAAATATATGGAACAACAATGGGATTTATACCGAATACCTTAAATCCTAATGTTGTTGACCCAAATTATATTAATGACAGAAGTCAAGCTCCAGGATCTGCCCTAATACCAATGACAGCTGGCTACTTTAAAAAGGACATGGTCTTTACTATGGCAGAAGGTGATCTTTATTATGTGTACGCTACATCAGAATGGCCAACACTGGAAGAAGCCCAAAAAGCACCATTGCCAGAGGCCCCAAGTAGTATTAGAGCGCAGATTATAAGGCTGGCTGGTATTGTGCTCGAAGAAGGCGCAACAGTTATCGCTGATATTATGGACGTAAGGCCAATGTTTTCAAGATTATTTGAAGCTGGAACGTCTGCCATACCATCAACGGTGACTAGTCATAGTGATCTGGCCGATCTTGGTGTTGATAGCCATACACAATATCATAATGACGTAAGAGGTGATATTAGATATTACAGAAAAATAGAAGTAGACACTCTTTTATCTAGTAAGTCTGATACAGGACATTCTCATAGTAATGCTACAGATGTTGCATCTGGATTTATGTCAAGCTCAGATAAATCAAAATTAGATGGCATAGCCTCTGGTGCGACTGCAAATGCTACAGATGTATATCTGCTAAGTAGATCGAATCACACTGGCACTCAAGATGTATCAACAATTACAGGATTAACAAAAGCATCAGTTGGGCTTGGAAATGTTGACAATACAGCAGATATAGGCAAACCAATCAGCACAGCAACGCAAACTGCATTAAACGGAAAGTCAAATACTGGCCATACACACGTAATTGCAGATGTCACTGGGCTGCAAACAGCACTAGATGGTAAAGAACCTGTTGTTGCTGGTGGAACAACGTCTCAATTTTATAGAGGCGATAAAACATTCACATCTGTAACAAAGGCAAATGTTGGTCTTTCTAATGTTCAAGACGTCGATACCACGACCACTGCAAATATTGTAGATTCTACAAACAAAAGATTTGTTTCTGATGCAAACCTTGTTGTGATTGGCAACACAAGTGGAACAAATAGTGGAGATGAAACACAATCTACTATAAAGACAAAACTTGGATTTGCTACAGCTATTGTTGATGGATATCTAAAATCTGCAGACTTTGCAACATTTAATGCAAAAGAACCAGCTATTGTTGCCGGAACAACTGGTCAATACTACCGTGGAGATAAGACATTCCAAACTCTGAACAAAGCTGCTGTCGGTTTAGATAACGTTGACAACACAAGTGATACCAATAAGCCAATATCAACTGCCACACAAACCGCATTAAATGGCAAAGAAGCCACAATTGCCGCAGGGACAATATCTCAATATTATAGGGGTGATAAAACATTCCAGACTCTTGATAAGACTGCGGTTGGCCTTGCCAATGTTGATAACACCTCTGATGCAAACAAGCCAATATCAACAGCAACTCAGACAGCACTTAACGGCAAAGAGGCAACAGTAGTAGCGGGTACAACCGGACAGTACTACAGAGGTGACAAAACATGGCAGACATTAGACAAGACTGCGGTTGGATTAAGCAATGTAGATAACACCTCCGACATTAATAAGCCAATCAGCACTGCAACACAAACCGCACTGGATGGTAAGATATCCGGAGCAGCCGATGTAGGAGCTGGTGCTGGAGTTTATAAAGATACAGTTGCCAACAATTTAAGATTTAAATCTATAGTTGCTGGAACAACAAAGGGTATATCAATTGCAGAAAATGCCGACGATATAACTCTGGATAACAAGTTTGCAAAACATCCTCAGAATATTTATATAACTGAATTTGATGACTTCTACACAGCACAAACTGCACAATTCCTGCAAGCTGCAACAGGAGGCGTTGGTGCTAGTATTGCCACTGGCCAACCAGTGTTTGGTGGCACAGATAAGAGATTTGGTATTAAGATATACCAGACTGGAACAACAACAACTGGATATGCTGGAAACTATGCAATATTCGCAACCCCAAATTTTGGAAATCTTGTTGATGGCGACTATATAGAATTTTCAACATCATTAAGAGTGCCAACATTAAGTTCTGATGTAAATAGATACACTGTGTATGCTGGGTTTACAGACCAAACAACAAGGACTGAAGGTGTTGATGGCGCATACTTTAGGTACTCAGATGACTTATCCGGAGGGAATTTCCAAGTTGTGACATCAAACAATTCTACCAGAACAATTGCAGACAGTGGAATTGCGGTCGTTGAGGCTACAGATTACACACTTAGGGTTAGAGTAAAAAATGTTGGAGGCACTATTTCTGCGGACTTCTATATTGATGGAACAGCAGTTGCAACAGATGTTACAACCAACTTGCCAATAACATCACTAAGAACAACCTCGATGGCAGTATTTATAGTAAAATCCCTTGGAATTACAAACCGAACACTTGAGCCCGATTGGGTTTACTTTGAATACAAGACATCTAGAAATATAACATTATAATGAGACTACTTAATGATTGACGTTCTTTTATACCAATACACAACAAATCCACAAAATTTACCAGGTGATTGGCCAGCAGAAGTCAAGGGTTCGGGGATCAATGATCCCCTGGACCAAGACTGGATTAGAATGACAGATGAAGACTACAATGCCTATATTAATGATCCAGATAGAGTTAGCAGATACAATGCTAGGCTTGTGGAAATAGAGCAAGAAAATACTTTACTTATTACTAGCATTGTAGACTCCAGATTTTCTGATCTGCCTCCGTCAAAGATAGATTTCAGAAGACACCTACAAGAAGGAGTTTATCTAGACAAGAATGTAACAATGGCAAAAAATGGCAGACCTATTCAATGCGATTATTCTTATAATGGTACTATCTATGCAAGAGTAAGATTTGAATTTACGACCAATGCCTACAATTTATTAATAAATAAGAAAACATATCTTGGCTATTACAATGTAATTGGTACAATAACTACAGAGTATTTATTAACAGATGAGTCGAATGATATTTCTGCAATATACGGTTTACAAAAAGCAGTTTCTGAAAGATACAAAGCAAGACAGTATATCTTTGATGAGATAAAATCATTTGTTAATGCGGTTATACTACAGGCATATCTTGGAGTTGGAAAAACATATTCCGAGGTATTGGCAGATGGTGCAGCCTTCTGGAGAGAGTACTCAACCACAATAGATTCATGGTGCCACATAGGTGACTCTGCAATTATTATTGATAAACTAAATGCAGACACCAGTACTATATTCTTGGGAATAGAATGTGCTCCTGGAATCACCCTAAAAAATTGGATTGTTGATAGATTAACCTATTAATAAAATGGAATAAATTATGAATGAGTTGGCAATTTTACTAAAAGCTCTTAATATATATGGACATGTATGCCACTTTCTTTGCTCAAGAGTAGTATTTATGCAAGACCATATATTTCTTGGTGAAATATATGAAGCTGCAGAAGACAATTATGATGCAGTTGTAGAAAGATGCATAGGCCTTGGTATTAAAGTGGATATACAAGACATAAATGTTAAGGCAGCAGCAAGAGCAGCATCTATCAAGGTTGGTGATGATAATAGCACCAAGTTATCTGGATGCTTATCACTTGAACAAGAGGTTGTTGCAATGATAGAAAAACTAAGAAAAGGCGGAAGTCTTTCCCTTGGAACAGAAACACTGTTGGGTGATATAGCAAGTGAGTCAGAGATAAGACAATACAAGTTGAAACAAAGACTTGCTTAATATATTACAAATAAATAAGCGGCCCAAGTGGCCGCTTTTTATTGCTTAAAATTTATTTGTATTGATGAAATTTAGACATCTTTTAGCAACAGCTTTGCTCCATAATAGGTTAACATGATCTACGTGTAGGCAGACATAATCATGGCATGGCATTTCATTTTCTTTTAAACCAACAACACCATCATGAACAAAGTTGTCGCCTAAAAACAATCTTCCTAATATAATCAATGGATTCCAATAGGATTTGTGCTTATTACCAGCAATTACACCCACTTTACAATATTTGGATATATCATATTCTAACTCTGTGGAGTGACAAGATAATTCTTCTACTATGGGGAAAACTTTATGAACAAATGGAATTTTGTTCATTATTTTATTGGCGAGTAGTGCGCCTTTATGAGGGGAACCTAATGTTATTATTTGTGATACTTTACAACGTAGCTGCTTTGATGATGCTAATTTTGCTGCTATTGCTCCTCCCAGCGAATGTCCAATTATGCAGACATCGTCGGAATAGGAAAAATTAACATTTAAAACATCCTCCATATATTGTGTTATTTGCTCAATATTGGAAGTGATGGAATAATAAGAAAACGCGTGTGTTTTGTAATCAGAAAATAAATCAATGTAGGCTTTTAAATACCTCATTGTTACACCATGACTACCAAGCCCGTGCAATAATACAATGTGTTTCATAATAAACCTCCTATGGTATGATGGTTAACACAAGAATACATTATTTGCAAATAAACACAATACAGGGATATATACATGCAAATCAACAGAAACGTTCTCGATATATTTGAAAAAGCTAATATGTTAAGAGAAAATGCCAACAAACAAGAACTGGAAGGCAGGTCAATACCGGTCGTAGAAGAACTGCCAAGGCAAGATAATTTGCCTGGTAGATATATAGGTGTAACAGGAATTCGCATAAAAGAAGATGGAACAATAACCAAAGATGACTATCTAAAGAAATTACAGATAGACGAATCTATATATCAAAATATGAATTTTACGGAAGAAGAAATAAAGACAGTTGCCCACGCAATGAAAAGGCAATCTTCCGGTATTAATTCGTCAATACCAATAAGATGCACAGGAGATATGTGCCCATTCAAAGCTAGCTGTCCATACATGGCGATAGGCAAGCCACCAATAGCAAAACCTTGCCTGGTAGAAGCACAACTAGTGCATCACTGGACAGAGCAATACATAGAAGAATTTAATGTAGATCCGGCAAACATAACAGAGCTGCATATGGTCTCTGAATTGGCAGAATTTAATATATACGAAATGAGAATAACCAAATATCTTGCAGAAAATCATCCAACGCTCATGCAAGATGTTGTTGTTGGCGTTGATAATAATGGCAACGTAATAGAGAACCAAGAGATCTCAAAAGCCTTTGACCTTAAAGATAGAATAAAAAAGAATAGAATGAAAGTTCTAGAGTCTCTAATGGCAACAAGAAAAGAGAAAATGAAGGTTGTGTCAGATGTAATAAATGGCAATTCAACGGCGAGCAAGCTGTCTGATTTAAAAGCCAAGATAGCTGCGCTATCAAAAGACATAAAACATATGAAGGCAGAGGATGCGGAATTTGTAGAGGCGTAATATGAAAGGTAGGAATACTCATGTGTACTATAACAAAAAAGATAAGGACACAAATATGTACAAATACAAAACTGGAAATTTTGCTTCACATAAAAATAAAAGCGTATTTGTGTATAGGTCTGGATACGAATATGCATATTTTAAAAAATTAGAAGCAGATGCCTCTGTTGTTAATTATATAGTAGAGCCATTCAATATACCATACGTAGATGAAAGGGGAAAAAAGAGGACATACAAGCCCGACATTGTTGTTCTTAGGGCTAATGGTTGCATAGAGGTTATAGAGATAAAACCAAAGGTTATGCTGCAGAATGGAACAGTACAGAGGAAAGCGGCTGCGGCAAGAAGCTTCCTGAAGAGGAATTTTAAAAATAACATCATTGAATATAAATTCATAACAGAAGAAGATATATTTTCAAATTCAAAAGAATATACAGAGATTCTTAAAACAATATGAGCACAAACAATTACGATCCAAAAACTGCGCTAGAAGATCTAACAAAGCGTGGAAAATTAAAAGAGCTTACCGTTAATGGCGTTACTTCTTCTATATTTGATTATAGTGATAGAAAGTTCGTAGTAGTCCCAATACATGATGTAGATGTGCCATTTTATTTATCAAGTGGACAAGCTGGTAAGAAAAATGTACCAGCAGGAAAATGGTATCCAGTTTTTGGGATAGGGCCAGATGGTTGGATAAATAAGGGAACGCAAGCTGACATAGTCAATTATTATGGATATGATACCTTTAAAAAAGTAGCAGAAAAATTAGATGAAAAACTTGGAGATCTAAGAGGATGGCAGACAGCAGAAATAGGATTCTCAACAGAAGACGAATTCTTTAGTGCGATAAATAAGGGCCTGGGAGAGCCAGGAATTCCACATAGTAATTCTGGAAATGAGTTGCCTGGAAAAATAGGTAGAATATTCCAAAAGATGATAGAAAATGCTGCATTAAAAAAACAGCAAATATTGCCATCCGCAGCACCAGTTGTACCTCCCGTGACATCTGTGCCAGCAGCTACTGTTGCTCCAATAGCTCCAGTTGCCGCAGCAGCATCATCTGTGCCAGGACCTGTATCTGTTCCTATACCTACACAAACACAAGCACCAATAAATAGTACAAAACCATTAAAAGATAGAATACTATCCTTTGATATAGAAACATCTTCACTAAATCCACAATCCGGATTTGTGTGGCAAACAGGCTTTGCAAGTGAATCTGGAACAAAGTCTGATTTTTTCACACCATATGACACAACAGATCTTGATGAGATAGAATCTAGACTTACAACTACAAAGTTTGGACAAGAACAAAGTGCTGCTGGTAATTTTAAAGAATATTTAAATAAATCAACAAATAGACATCCACAAGAGCAATTTTTAGGCAGTATATATAAAACTCTATTGTCAGAAAAAGCAGCGGGCAGGGATATACTTCTTATACAAAATGCCAACTTTGAAAGAAGATGGATGGAAGCAGCATCAATGCAGGGCAAGAAAGAATCTGCAACCATGGACAAAATAATTGACATGTTTGAATATTCATATATGCATAGGCAGCTAAATAGAGAATTTGCAGCGATATATCCATCACCAGATATAATGCAATTAAGAAATGAAGCATTGAATAATTACTACTCATTTTTAAAGTCGGGAGATCAAGCCCTATTTGACAAGGCAGCAGATTCATATTCTTTAATTATGGAAAAATACAAATCATTAATATCAACACCAAGCAAGAAATTTAAGGTGGTTGATATGATGGATTTAACAAGAGGTATGCTATTTAAGGCTGCACAAAAAGGCTACATAGAAAAGAACATGGCACTTATAGGTACTAGTCAAAACTTTTTATCCGAAATATTTGGCCTTGGTAAGGAATCTCACCTAGCGCCAGACGATGCAGAAAAAGCAAGAAAAATAGCATTTGAAAAAATACTTCCAATGTATAACGAACTTGCATCTGGAAATATATCTCAACAAACAATAGATGATTTGGCAAGAATAAAAGCTGGACAACCGAATGAAGCAGCAAGGCAGTTTGGCAAATCCATAATAAGAGCACTAGACGAGGGAAGCAGTCAATATGGATATCGCATGCTAAGCGATATACAATCTTCAATTGCCGAAGAAATTGAATTCCTTAATAACGAAACGGGCTCAATGGAAACATCAACGAGAAAATTTAGGACATCTAGATTAACATTAAACACAGAAGAAGACCTTGAGTTAATATTACGAGATGTATCAGAAAGGTACTATAATATAGATATGGGCAATTCTAGTGCACAATCTATAATTGACAGTATTTTAAGCAAGGAAACTTTCGCAGAAAAACGATCTGCGGCAATAGATATCGGCAATAAATTGCAAAATGAAACAACAAAGACATTGGCAGAAATACCAGGTGAGGCTATATCAAAAGATGGAATATTGGAATGGATAAAAGGCAATAAAATAAAGACAGCGATAGGTGCTGGTGCTGCTATTGGTATGGGTGCTATTATAATGTCATCAGATCAAGATTATGAAACTATTAGAAAAAATAGACAAATGAGAAATAGAATAGAGAATTCAACAGATGCAAATCTTAGACTCTATTCGGTAGAGGACATAACACCAAAACATGGATCTGGATTTGCAGATTGGAATGATAGAACACAACATCATTATTATTAATAGGAAGTAAAATGCCAAATTGGTTTGGTGCAGCTAAAAATGCTGCAAAAAATATTGATCCAGACACGCTAGATTCAAAAGCTAGGCGCGACTATTTTCAGCAATGGAGAAATGTAGCAGACGATCAGATACAAGACTTTAGTCTTATGGGAAAATATAAGCAAGCAGCCTCCACAGATCATTTTAAGAGAGCAGCGTCCTTTGCATTTGGTAGCGGAGCAATACAGACGGGGAAAGAAAACTTTGCCAACGCATTTGGCTTTCTAACAAAGCACCAAAAGAATAGTGTGCTAAATAGACTAATGATTCCTTTAAGCGCTGCATATCTTGGGATACAATCTTCGATAGATCAAGCACCAGAAGATTTCTTTGGCACTGGTCTTGGATTTGCTGCTGGCCTTACTTTTGCAAGACCTGCAGCGGAATTGGGGCATGGAATTGGCAAGGCAGCAAGAATGGGTGGCGCATCGAGAATATTGGGATGGGGCGCAGGCGGACTGGTGGGCCTGGCCGTAGGTGCTGCAACATATGTAGCAACATCTGCTGCGTTGCAAAGCTATAAAAATGACAATTTTGTACAAAGAGCTGCTATGTCTATAAATAAGGATTTAATGACAACTAGAGGTTTTGAAACCAATAATACACTAACAGCAAGACAGCGTGCATTGTCTAAGTTATCAAGAGCAGGCCTAAATGATAGAGGTCAACTACTAGGACAAGAATCTATGGTGTTGCGTGGGTTGATGTGAGGATGCGGATATGACAGAAATAGGAAAGTTTGATGGAATCACTGGTGAAGCAAAAAATCTTGCTGAAATTCCATGGAGAGAATATTTAGAAAATAAGAAATACAACAAAGACATAAACAGTATGTGCGATCTTTGTATTAAGGATCAGATTAAAAAGTATGGACAACAAACCATACGATGCGAAGGAATGCTTAGTGGTAAAAAAACCATACCAGAACAATTTGCACATATGTTTACAGAAGAGGAATTGGACCTTGTTGAGCAAAGTATAAATCCTTACCATTGGGCAGCTAAAAATATAGACACTGCAAATGAAAACCCATCTACAAAGTTGTTTATGCCAAGATGGTATCAGGAGTTCATACTTCGCTGCAGCGCAAAGAGAAAAACGATTAGAGCTGGGCGTCGCATCGGGAAAACACAGTCAATAACAATGGGACTGATTCATAAGATGCTTACTAATGAAAAATATTACGTACTTGTAGTTACACCATTCGATGCACAGGCAGAAGAAGTATACGTAAAGGCAAAACAGATACTAAACAACCTTAATGAGCCATATGCAGAAATAGTGGAAAGCGCAAAGGAGTCTCCAAACTATCAAATTAAATTAAGAAACGGTTCAAGACTAAGAGCATTTACTGCAGGTGCAAGCGGCGCTGCACAGGTTCGTGGACAACCAGCTAACCTTATTTATATAGATGAAGTTGACTATCTTGGACAAAAAGACTTTAACTCTATTCTAGCTATTTTGTTGGATAAGCCAGATACGGAATTATGGGTCACGTCGACACCAGATGGTGAAAAACAACTTTATCGACTATCTCAAGATAAAGCGTATAGGGAGTTTCATTTTCCTTCATTTGTATTGCCTCACTATAATGACGATGTAGATAATGATCTTAGATCACAATCTGACGAGATGGGTTATGTTCAGGAAGTTATGGCAGAGTTTGGATCATCCAAGGCTGGCGTATTTCAAAAATACTATGTTGATATGTGTGGCAAGGTACAATATGGTATTGCAGAAGAAACGGTTTTGGCTAATAGACATAATTTTATTATAACCATGGGATGCGACTGGAACCATGAGGCTATAGGAACAAGAATAGTTGCACTTGCGTATGATAAATCCAAAAAGGTATTTTTCATTGTTGAAAAAGCAAGCGTATCCAAAGAAGGCTGGACGCAAACAGCGGCTATGGAAAAAATAATTCAATTGAACAGAAGATATAAATTTGACAAAATATATGTAGATAGAGGATTTGGATACACACAAATAGAAACATTAAAATCTTTTGCCATGTCGCAGTTTGGCAAGTTGCCTGTAGGTCATCCAGACCTGTACCTGTCAGAGATAGTTGGCATCGACTTTTCTTCTAAAATTGAAGTAAAAGATCCATACACGGGGGCTGACGTCAAAAAAGATGTTAAGCCATTTATGGTTAGTGTATTAAATAGAGTAATAGAAAAAGTTGCAATTAAGTTTGATGAAAATTCTGACAAGGCAATAATGGATCAGCTAAAAGGGTATCAGGAAAAACGCAGCATAAGCGGAAGGCCGACATATTCTGCATCATCTCCAACTGTCGGAGATCATGATCTTGATGCATTAATGCTTGCTATGTTTGCATTTAATGTAGAATATGATGATATATTTATTGCTATGAAATCTCAATTAGCAATACATGTTCTTAAGGCTACAGAAATGTATGGTGAAAATATACAAAATTTGAATCCAAATAAATCTAAACAGTACGATGGACTTGAAATAAAAACAAAAAAGAGAGAGAATTATTCCCCTGGAAGAAGAACCACATATATGGATTCAAGACATCAGGAAAGCGAAAGAACAAATTCTTCGGAAATAAGAATAGATTCTAGACCGGGAATGATGCCGGTAGGATACACAAGAAGTACATATAACAGCGGAACAAGAAGAGCATCTTTTAAATGATTAATATAATCAATACGGCATCCGATGCCATGATAACACCATCAACCGTTGCAGATGTTGGCATTTGCTACTACGACTATGAGGCAGAAAGCATCATGGAGTTGTCATCTATTGCTATCAATACATGCTCGGTTTCTCCAATATCTCCAATACTTAAAAAGTATTATTTGATATGTACCATACCATTAACGGAAGTTTCTGTATCAATTGATGCACGTATTAATTCGCAAATGTATTTTGGCGCAAAAATTATCTCAAATGAAATAGAACCTTCTATAACAGATTTTGATAATTTGATAGAATTCAATACAGCAAGAGTATTAAATCCTCCACTAGATCATCTAATTCCTGTTTGGGTTCTTTTGTATCCAAAAGTAAATTCAACAATTAATTTACAAATGGAAATAAAAATAGAGGCGGAATAAATGAGTAGTCAATACGATCAATTTGGTATATCTGACGAAATGGCGGAGGTCACAAATGATGACCTCCTTTTACTTTTGGAAGAATTAAGAACGGCAAAAAAAGAATTATATGACAATCTAAAACATATAAGATTTAAATATGATCCTGCAAAAAATATAGAATTGCACGAATCTGTGCTTGAGATGTATGGAGAACAATTTGTGCAAAAAAATGGAACTTATGTAACTTATGATATGTTTTTGCAAATGTTAAATGTTGTTAAGTTGGCATCCTCTGATAAGGCAGATCAATTACTTGGAAGGTATATAATATGAGCCTATTTGCTGGAAATCCATCTACGGTAGAAAATGAAAAAAGAAGGGCAAAGCTGTATACCCAGATATATAAATACGCAGCAGAAGATTTTGTTAATTATCAAAATATGTATCAATGGATAGCTGGACTATATGCTTATTTAGGTAAATTAGAAGCAAGAATTGCACAATTAACATTAGTGCTAAATACACACACACATAAAATTACACCGCATATACATCCGATACCACCACATATACACATATCATCAAGACCTGGCGATCCTACTAGTCCAAATATAGGCTCACACAGCACGTTAAATAATTCACCAGTAGAGGGTTTAGTTTCAACGCAAAGACCAAAAATAATTTGGACAAAAAGCATAATGCCAGGAAATATAGTCAATACAAGTGGTGCCATTACTAATAGAATTAATAAAATTGGAATTGTGGCAGGAGTGCCATCAGAGGGTGAAGATGCAGGCCCACAAAGAGTTAGACAAATAAAGCCAACAATACTTCTAACGCCCAGCATACCAGCCTATTTAAGGATTTAAAAAATATGCCATTATTAAATTATAATTCTGCCAGTTCAGAAGAGACGCTATATCACGCCCAAAATATTATAGACTTTTTTTCAACATCCTTAAAAAACGCAGGATGTTTAAGTCATATACCAATTACAATAGTAGCGGAAGCAGATCATCATGAAGATAAAATTGAGTCGATAATAGACGCATTAGATAATTACAACAAGCCTGATGTATCTGTAAATGTCAACGATCCTATAAGAGCCGCAATAAGAAGAGCTTCTGGTCGCAATTGTTTTGATTGTAAACCAACAATGCCAGATGTACGATTCAATGGCATGAAGGGTCAGATATTTACCGACGCAAAAGATTTTCTTAACAAAATTAAAGCCATAAAAGGTGCAGGAAGTTTTAAAAATGCATTGCCATCTTTGGCTGCTTTGTTTGGGTCATTTTGCATACCAGATTTAATAAAATTACTATCACTATTATTGGCATCTATTATAAGAATTACATTCTCTCTCGATGTAAGTAAATTTAGTTTCATGAAACTACTAGTGGCTATTTTAGCAAGACTTCTTGGACATTTATTAAAATTTTCAAGAGCCTCAATGAAGCTTTCGCTAAGTCCAATAATGTGTATTATTGACGCTCTGGTTCAATTAAATAATTCGCTCGTTCCTCAGAAAAATATAGGAATTGGGGTATCAATCACAGGAGAGTCTGGTGTAGAGCTGCATACAAAAACAGACAAAGAAAGAGCAAAAAGCATAGAGGACAAAACTGCAATCCTAAAGCAGAAAGATGCATCTTCTGATACGGCAATTTTTTTGGGTACTTCTGTTAGGTCATCATCTGTAGATATGAAAAATTTCGAAGCAATAAAAAGCTTAAGAGATTCTATTAAAAGAAAACTACCAGAACAAAAAGATGCTGATAAATTAAAAGAGCAAGTGGAGCAACTACAGGAAACAATAAATAAATCTCTTGGAGACATGGAAGATTATATTTATGATATATTCTCATTAGGCTCAGCAATACAATGCGAATCGGAAAGATCAACAAAAAAAGCCTCGGATTCAATAGAGGAGGTTATGAGATTGTTGCAATTAATAAATCTAATACGCTCAGTGATAAAGAAGAAGACAAGATTAATTGCCGTACAAATAAGACAGCAACCAGACTACGACTTTTATCAAGATGTGTCTTTATCAGCACACGATATTGCAGATGTTGTAGGAGAAGCCACAGGAACGCTTGGTAAGCTTTACACAAGTCCAGATGGAGATATTGGTATACTATTAACAAAAAACAATGATCCCTTTACAGAAACAGCATTATCGCTATATAGTTGTAACATCAATGATTTTATAAAAGAAACTCATATGGACAAAGTAATAGAAGATGCAAAAATATTTGCCGATAACAATACAGTCGGCCAAGGCAACAACCCTAGTTACTTTACAGATGAGTACATAGTTGTTGGAGACGAAGACTTTATACCATTTGATATAAATAATAGCGACGTGCTAAAGATACTGTCTGATATATTGGGATTCTTGAATACAAAAAATCCATACGATGATTTAGCAAGCTTTACAAACACGATATCTCCAACACTAAATATTGCCCAAAAGATAGACACAACTCTTGGGGATATAGGAAAAATTAGAATTTAAGGGCTACACATGTACAGCATAATTCATTCAACTAATATGAATTCAAACCAATATTATTTGTCAGACTCTTCAATAAGAAGATTTAAGCAAATTAAGAATCCGACATTAAACTTCTTTGGTCCAAAAGCCGACAATGTCAAGGCTACCTACTGGCAATCTCATGCATATGATTTATATGAATATGGAAGAATAATAGACACAGAGGCATTTGTTGCGAGAGCATTTAATAAAAAAGTATCCTTAATGTTTAAAAATGGATACACAATTATGTCCGAAAACGAAAATAATGCTAAATATGTTTCTCAGAGAATTTCCGAGATAAGTTATGTGACTGGAAAGCCATTTGATATATTCCTAAAAGAAACTGCAACTAATCTTATTACTTTTCATAATGCATACATAGTTAGAGCTAGAAGTGAGGATAATTCAAGTGGCAGGCGAGTTAAATATGGCAATAGTGAGCGAACACCTGTTGCTGGATATTTTAATTTGCCACCAGAAACAGTACAGGTGCGCGTTGATGTAACTGGCAAGGTATTGGAATATAGAGAATATATTTCACCTTCTAGGTATATAATTTATAGCCCACAGGATGTTATTCATATTTATTTCAACAAAAGAACCGGCTTCTTAATGGGCACGCCACCCTTAGAGGCCGTTAAGGACGACATACTTGCACTAAGAAGAATTGAGGAATCAATTGAAACTTTGATATACAAGTCGCTTTTTCCTATTATCCATGTAAAAGTTGGGACAGATAAGAATCCAGCAAAACAATTCCCAGACGGTACTTCCGAGGTCGATATAGCAAGTAGATATCTTAAAAATATAGAAGATGATGGTGGAATTGTTACGTCAGAAAAAATTGATATAAGTGCTATTGGAGCGGAATCTCTTGCGTTGAGGGTGGAAGGATATCTTGATCATTTTAAAGAACGTGTATTTATAGGTCTTGGTATGTCTGCAATTGATTTCGGCGTAGGTGATGGATCTGGTAGGGCCACCGGAGAGGTTTTGTCGGAATCCTTAAAAGAAAGCGTTATGTCGTATCAGGACACATTCCAAACATTTATAAGTGAATGCATCATCGCGGAGCTTCTATATGAAAGCGGAAAATATCGCGCACCATATTTAATTCCAGAAAAAGACAAAGTTTATTTAGAATTCAATGATCTTGATATCGCCACTAAGATAAAAATAGAATCTCATGAATTGAATAAAATGACCCAAGGACTACAAAGTGTAAATGAGACCAGAACATTATCTGGCTTAAGACCAATGAGTGAGTCTGAGATCAAAAAGATGCAACAACAGCATCAATACGACCCAAATCAAGAAGCTGCAAATGAAATACAGAAGCAGCAAATAAAAGCAAATGCTGCAGCAAAAAAAGCCACGGCGGCAAAAACAGGAAGCAAAACATCTTCAGCCAAGAAGAAAGCAAAAGGCTCGTCCGCCCAGACAAGATCCGTTACAAAGCCTAAAAATCAGCATTCTTCTGATTTTATAAATGGAATAGTATCAATACTTGATTCGGCCTCCCCAATGAAAAGGGGAAGATTATATAATTATATATATTCGAATATAGTTGATATAGAAAATAGCAGCATTAAAAATGAAACACTAATTGTAGATTCTGTTCAGAGAATAATGAATATGTACAACACCGTTGACAAAACAAAAATAAAAGATATCATTTCCAATGAAATATTGTCATTAATTATTAATACACTGGAGTAGTAAATGAATAAAAATTCTAAACATAATTCTTATTTAAAATTTAGATTAAAAGACGAAGACGTAAAAAGAATACAGCACGATATTCTTGATTCTAAGGATCAAAATAAAGGCATAAGAATCAAAATTGAAGCAACACATTCTGGCATTGTTAATGGCAATAAAAAATTTTATCTACCAGTAGGCATGAAGGCTGGCACGGATTCGTTTGTTAAGCCGTACCCTAAGCCTGTTACGGTAAATCACGACTCTTATTCGTCTCCACTTGGTAGAATATCAGATGCATCCTATATTTCCTATAACATAGGAGGACAAATAGACTCTCTTAGGCCTAGAGGTATTTCAGACTCAAAATCCATGTCTAAAATAAGAGAGTTTATTAAGTCGTCAACCTATAACAGTCCAGAATACAAAGGTCTTGGCCATATACAACTAATTGCTGAAATAAATGACAAAGACGCCATACAAAAAATAGTCGACAAGAGATATTTAACAGTATCTATTGGCGGCGGAACAAATGCCATGTATTGCTCAATATGTGGTGTTGACAATAAACGCAAATCCTGTGATCATTATCCAGGACAGGTTTATGACGGAGAAGAATGCTTCTTTGTCTCTGGTGATCTTATGGACTTTGATCACGTTTCTTACGTTAATAGTCCAGCCGACAAAAACACTAATACTGAATTATTAGATTCAGATGATTATAGAATTACGATTCTAGATTTTATAACACTAGATAAAGGTAAAAAAATGAATTTAAAAGATTTCTTACAAGACAAATTTCCAACATATAAGGAAGTCAGAGACTATATGGAAGGAATTGGACTTGCTGCATATCTTAGCGATGATACCTCCAATGTGAAGGAGCTGGACTTTGTTCTGTTGGACGAAAAGATTCTTCCTATTCATGACAAGGCACATGCTATAGCTGCTAGACTTATCCTACAAGATGCAGAAATTGAAGACGCTGACAAAAATGTAGCGCTAGAAGTTATTGACGAAAAACTAACCTCGCTAGTAGGTGAAGCTTTCTCTATTAATGATGAACTTGAAAAACTTAAGGCGCCTGCCACTGCACCAATCGCAGATAAGGTTGATAATGCCCAAGTTTCTATTTCCGACGAAGCAATTAATAACATTGTTGCAAAAGTTGTTGACGAGCTTAAAAAATCATTTAATGTATCAGATAGTTATTCAGTAACTAGACTTAAATCAATTCAAAGAGTTAATGACTCTCTTGAGGCAGAAGTGCAGTCCCTGACTGATAAATTAAGAAAAAATACTATTAATCAAATATTGACATTAGAAGATAAACTATCTGATAATGATTATAGAAGCAAATTAGAAGCCAGAAATATATCCTCTCTTGAGGACAAACTGGACGATTTGATTAATGGCTTGTCTGATAAAAATAAACAGGATGATGGAGATAATAAAGATGGTAAATCTTTAGAGCCAAATTCTGTTGACAAGACAAATGTTTCTGATAAGGTTAATGAAGATGATTCCAAACCAAAACAGGAACCAGATAATACAAACACTAATAAACTATCGAACTCTGAAATTGTAGATGAATATAAAAGACTAATTAGAGAAAAAGGTCTTTCTGCTGCAAAGAAATATATTCAAGATTTAAGAGATGAAAATAAGTTACCAGATAATTTTACTTTTAATGGGGTTTAAACAACATGGCATATAGTCCATTTTCGATTAATCCGGCGCAAACTTACAAAGAGTGGGACGACTGGGGTCATATCACTCCAAACTTCGAATACTCAGAAGGTATCCGCCCAGCTGGCGAATTCCAAGTAGCCAAATATCTGAATCGCGTTCGTTACGACGCTTTCTTCAGAGAATACATCGCCCTTTCACACGGTAAGGTTGTAGCTTTCGATGTAGATGGTTATATTGTGCCTGCTGGATATAAGCTTCAAGCCGCCGCCTATGCTGCTGCTTTCAATGGAGCAGGCTCTGTAGGTGCAGGCGTAACTGCTGCTGATGCACTAACCACTCTAGATAGATACAGCGCAGAAGATGTTAAGAGAGGACAGAAGAACTTTGCTGGCGTGCTAGTTGTAGCAGGCGAGCCAGTTGTTAAGTCTTTCTTCACTCTTACTGCTCAACCAGCCGTACAAAACAACACTATCTCCAACGCAATTGGAGTTAGCTACATGAACTACTGGCCACATCCAGGTGGCGACGGTATCAACCCAGCACAATTTAATGTGTCTAACTTCAACCTTCAACCAAGAGTTGGCTTCCTTAGACAGTATCAAATTGAATTGCCACTTGTAGCAGACAATACTGCTTACGCAACTGCTCCTATGGTGGGAATCGCTGCTTGTATCGGTGCAGCTGGAACAGTTAAGCCAGGTATGTTCGCAACATTTGATTATAACTCAAACTTTGTTGTAACTGGATATGACTATGGTGCATACAACGAAGAAGACATCCTTGGTCAGGTTACATCAGTGAGAGGTCCAGGCCCATACAACCTGTTGGAAAGAGTAAGAACCGCTACTAATGGTGTTTCTCCTCTACAACAAATGCCAGGTACAGCCACAGGCGGTCTACCAGATGCAGTTACATATTCTAATGGCTACGGTCTTGTTAGAATTTGCTTACGCCGTTAATAAGAAAATAAATACTAAGGAATTATAAAAGATTATGAGAATTCACCAAACTCCTTGGACCAAGCAAGAGCTTGATTGCAAAGATGAAATTAATGATCTGTATACAGCGTTTAATAGCGGCGGTGTTACTGCTGATGGAATGAAATTAAGTATTTCCGATGCTATCAATACACCAATGGCTTCAATGTCATTTAAGCGCGTTATTACTGAAGTTATGCAGGAAGCTATCGAACCAATTCTTGTTGGCTCTAGACTTCTAACCATGATCAGAATGGACGCATACGGAACACAAATTAACTTCGGTACTCTTGGCGCTATCGGTCCAGCTGACTTGTCAATGGCCGAAGGTCAAGAATATCCAGAGTTCAGTATTCAAAGAGGCGGCGGAACCGCTACCGCCAATATCGGTAAGCACGGTATTGCTGTTAAGATTACTGAAGAAATGCTTAAGTTCTCTCAGTGGGACGTAATGGGCCTTCATGTTCGTCAAGCCTCTCGTGCTCTGGCAAGACATAAAGAAAAGCTTATTTTTAATCTTATCAATAACGCTGGCGTTGTTGTGTTTGATAATGCTGCCCCAACCACTGCTGAAATTGGACGCACTACTGGACGTAGCTTGACAGGTGCTGGTAACGGCTCTATGACTGTTGACGACTTCTACGATATGTATGCCAAGTCACTAGAAAGAGGATTTACTCCAAATGTAGTGCTTTGCCATCCATTAGCATGGGCTGCTTTCGTTAAAGATCCAAACATGAGAGCAATTGTGCTTGAAACCGGCAACGGAAGTTGGTTCAACGGTATGCCTCAGAACGTTTACCCATCTCTTACTAACGCTTGGAAGTCAGCTACTAGACAATCTGGTGTCCCTGCTTCTAACCCAACTCAAGCAGAAAGAGAAGGCACACAACAATCCAGAATGGGCTTCCCTGTTATGTTCCCATTTGGTGGGCTAACAGTTATCCCAACTGCATTTGTGCCATTTGATCCGAACACCAAGACTACTTCCATCATCATGATGGATACTAGTGAAGTGGGCGCTATTGTTGTGGCTGAAGACCCAACAATGGAAGAGTGGAAAGATCCAGCTAGAGATATCTACAAGCTGAAGATGAGAGAACGTTATGGATTTGCACTGTTCAACCAAGGACATGCAATCTCTGTTGCTAGAAACATTAGCATCGAACCTAACGCTCTGGTTCTGCCACCAACCGCATTCGTTAGCGGTCTATCTCCTATCATTCCTAAGCCTTAAGCTTTGATAGGATGACACATGAGGCCACGTAAGTGGCCTCATAAGTATTGGAGACTTAAATGATTATTAATGTAAAACTGATTAGATCCACTTTCTTTTTCTTGGATGACCTTACCCTAAGAAAAGGTGAAGATCCTACAGCAATAGATATTTCGCAAAGAAGCGATGGATTTATAAAATCAATTCTTTTAGCAATTAAAGGCGACATCATAGAAGCCGATATTGACCTACAAGATTTGGTCAAATTTATTAAGGATATACCCACAAGAATTGAATCGCAAAGATTCCTGGGAATCCCGGAAGACATTATCGAGGTTAAGGCATACGTAGAAGTTGAAGCTGAAGACGTAGTAGAGTCCATAGAACCCGTAGAAACCACCGTTGAAGAGGAAGGTAACAGTAATGAAGAAGGGCAAGAAGACCAAGGGATGTTGATAGACATTCTTGACGGTAATGTAAAACAAGTAGTTGCAAAAATTAGACAATCTAATTTAAGCGACGAACAAAAAATTGAGCTTATTTCTATTGAAGAAGCAGGTAAAAATAGATCAATAGTTATAGCCGCTATCAATGAAGCTTAATTATGACTTTATCAATTGATGTTATAGATATAAAAAATAATATGCATCAATTAAACGCTCTCCCAATTGAAGAGAGCGTTTTTGTTTTGTTTTCCTCAAAACCAGATGCAAACCAAATTAAAAAGTATGTGCATCTGTTCCGCATCGACTCAGAAAGCACCTGGCCATCTGTTGGCGATCCTAACTATACGCAAATACTTTATTCAAAAGAAAAATTTGGACTAGTTGATTATAATTTCACAATAACCGAAGATTCTGGTGCGTTCATACTAGAAATTGACCCACACTCTCCTTTATATACAAACTCTAAATACGTCCTGTTTATAGAAAAGGGACTAACTCCAGAATATGCAAACTTCTCAAAAGTGGTGACAAGAGGAAATTCATCCGCTTATATAGAAACCGTGAAATCAAATAATGCACTACTAGATACCTCCAAATATGAAATTGTTATAACAGGTTCCTCTTTGCTGGGAACAGGTACACACACAATCACTTTCAATGTTTTAAAAGATGATGTGCAAATATATACCGCAGTAGCAAGAGATATACTTGCTGATAATAAGTATCAACTCAATCAAGATACCTATGTGGTATTTAATACAAAATATCCATTTATTGCGCCAGAAAGATTCGTAGCTCAGCTGTCGGCCGCTACAAGACTGGGCGTAAATAGAATTCAAGAAATACAAACCCATGTTGATGCCGAAGTTATTAAGACTGAAGATCAAAAATCAAGCAGAATACAATATGAAGACATATTGGCATTCTACAAAGATAATGTATTTGTGCAAAATGAAGAGCCACAGCAAACCAATGGAGCAATATCAAGCACTGTAGAGTATACAAATACAAATAAATTTATTGTAAGATTTGATAAGCCACTACAGGATATGCTAATAGCACCAGAACTATTTGATATAGATTTTGGCGAAGCGTTTGGTAATTACATGCTTCCAAAATTTGGCAAATACGATGGTTCAAATAAATATATAGTTATATATAAAGTTGTAGATTTGCAAACAATTCTTTTTGAGGTTAATCTTGATACTACAAACACTGTGCCTAGTAATAAGAAATATATAGTTGTTGAGGCTACATAATGAACGAGAAGATGACAATACGATTTAATTTTACAATTGCTGCCGTGCCTGCAAATATACAGCCATGCATAGCAAACGTAATGATAGATCCAATGTATTGTACGGAGCATGAGATAGCACAAGAATTCTTAAGAGAAGAGTCATTTGCGTACATGGATTTGATAAGAAAGGTTATATTTGATGGCTCTTTAGAAATAGATGCTCTGTTAAGTTTGTACAATATAAAAACTTCATTAACTGCAGAACAGCTCTTTATGATAAAAAGAGACTATGTTATATGTCACGCCATATACAATATAGGTTCGCAAATATATCTTGACTATATGAAATCGGTAAGGAAAGAAAAATTCCTTGGCGACACAAAAGTTACGCTTGAGTATGAAAACGACCCAAGCATGATAATGATGAAGGCAGAAGACGCACATAGATGCCAAGAAGCTATCAAGTCATTATTCCTAGACTGGAACAAATCAAAAGCAATGTTGCAATTATTTGTTAAAGGACAGGACAATGTGTCGTCAAAAATAGCATCGCGCGAATGGTGGTGGAATGATGCATATCAACCACTAGTTAGATTGCCAATGGCTGCCACAAAGATCATTAATCCAAAAACAAATACTCTTCAAAAAATAGCATCGGTCAATATATCCTATTATGATCAATATTACAGAAATTAATTCTAGAGACTTAACCGAACTAGACTTAAGACAAGAAGTTGCAGATTTCTTTAACGGTAAAGATTTTGGTAATGAAAAGTTCAATGTCTTTTTACACAGGCAGATAAGAATCGACGATACAAAATATCCATATATCAATAGAATTAAATGCCCTACTTGTAACCACGACTACAATAATGAAGGCAAGATAGGCTGTCCTACATGTGATGGTATAGGATATTTATGGGATGAAAAACTTATTATTGGCTACATATATAGGCCACAACATATAAGATTAGCTGATCAATTGTCTAAATTTTCAAACATAGGAAGAATTGACAATCCGGCTTTTGTTATTATAACTCCCCATAAATATAAAGTAAAAACAGGGGATTTTGTATATGCAATAAGCACACAGGACAATGGAGGTATAGTGATACCCCTAGTTAAGACACATAGATATATGTGTACCTCTGGATTAAATCTAAAGCTTGATTTTAATAAGGTTGAATTTAATTCAAGCGTATTATCGGAAACTTAAAATGTCTAACGAATACGAAAAGCTTATATCGCAACTTAAGACAAATACTCTTAAAACAAAAATAGATTTTGACAAAACAGAAGATATTGATAAATACATAGACGTTGACAAACTATATAATCTACTCTACCATCTGTTTGATTCAAATAATTTACTTGAACAAAACAGCGAAATTCAAGAGGTTGATTCTGGCAACAAGTTTTTATTCACGGAAGAATATCCCGATGCTGTTGTTAATAATGGGCGTGTTGTAACATTTGAAATAACAAGAAGACAATGCGCAAATATTTCATCAACAACGGAATTTGTAAATGAATCGAATACGCAATATAGACCAATGTTCTTATATGAAAAAGAAGATAAGGAAAATGGTGGCGTATTAGCATATTATATGCAGCCATATGACAATGAAATTACCTTATATTGTTGGTCAACCAAAGTAAAAGCTGCAAGAAATTTAGCTGGACTTATAGAAAATATATTACTTTCGTCATATTATTTCATAAGACAAAGGGTTGGTGTATTGCTTTACAAAGGAAGATATGCTCCAATTATTAGAACACAGTATGGAGATAAGGGTATGTTTTGCATCCCTTTAAAAATACTTGTTAGAACATACGAGATTAGTTGTGCAAAAAAACAGATACTTGATAGATTGCCACAATTAATACTAGAAGACATAAAATAGATTAATTATTACTGACAAAGAACTCTCAGGAGAAAATTAATGCCTACATACAAAAATTTGCCAGCAAATAGACTGGAACTATTGGATGGAAACTTAATCGTTGACACTCCAATTGAAGGCAATGTAGTGCTTGTTATTGGTACTGCATATTCCGGTCCAACAGGCAAGCAAGTTCTTATGAACGATTCAAATCTTGCGCGTAGAATATACGGTGCAGGATCTCCTCTTCTGCAAAAGGCTGCAGAAGCAAAGCTTGGTGGTGCCAAGAATGTCCTGTTGTATAGAATTGGTGGTCAATCCGCATCTCTAGATGGCGTATTTGGAACAGATACATACATTAAAACAACAGATCAAACAGCTACAGCAGGTAGCGATTACCGCGTTTATATTGGCCCTCAGCCTAGCAATCCAGCAAAAGCCTGTCTCATTGTGTTTCAGGGAGCAAACATTGTTTATTCTAATGTCCCAGGAAAAGAAATTGATGCAGGCAAAATTGAAATTGTTGGCTTTGATGAAGATACTACTCTTCTTGTTGGTACACCAACTGCGCCAGTTGCGCTTGAAGATGTTGTGGTACCTGGATTTGGCACAGAAACTCACCAGCCAGCTGCTACCAAAACAGAGATCTTCTTAGAAGGAGCTATCAGTAACACTGCCGTAATCACAAGTGTTCTTAAAAATGGGAATGCTTTAAGTTCGCCAGCCGGCTACTCATTCAACCAAACAACAGGTATTATTACACTTGCTGATGCTGCCGACGGCACAGATGATTATGTAGTTTCTTACACAAGAGCGTCTGGAAAATCTTCTGCAATAGCTTCATACCTCATTGCGACACTTACCGCTACATCGCTTCAGTTACCAGCTAATGGCGTTGACAATGGCGGTATTGTTGCCTATGTATACAAAGACGGAACCCCATTAACAGTTACTACACAATATACATTTAACGCTACCACTGGTGTTGTTACTCTGCTCGGCACTGGCCAAGGCACAACAGGCAATGTGTATTCTGTTGGATATGCATATGATGTAGTTTCTGGGTTTACATATACTCCTGGCGCAAACAATGTTGGCGCTTCGTATAAGAAATTATACGAGCTTTTAGATACTGCATATACCGACCTTGAGACAACGATTGCCACCGAAGTAGTTGTTGACCAGGCAATCCTTGATGCCGCAAATATTGCGGACGGTTCTACTGCAACTAATAGACTTGAGTATTTTAGAAAATACGAAGGAAGTGATAGTGAGACCGTATACGAGTGGAGCACTAGCAAGCTTCATTATCAGGATGGCGTAGGAACTACAACTATTATTGGCGATGCAGATGTCGATTCTAATGGTCAGCCAATCATAGCCAAGAGATACAATGAGGTTAATTTTGCGCATCAATTAGGCGAATTCCTTAACAGCTTGACAGAAAATGACAGATTTGTTTTAGGCTTTATAGGGACAAGCGCACCAATTTCTTTTGCAACCTCAAAAATAGCATCATGGATCGGAACACTTCCAGAGGTTGATTCTTCTGGTACAATTGTTGCAAATGGCACAGGACTTCTTGGTAACAAGTTTGTGTCTGGCACCACAGGAAGTATTAGTGGATTCTACAAAACTGACACTGGATACCCAGATGGCATTCCGCAACAAGATTCAAACGGTGCATATATTGATCTTGGCAAATTCCTATCCATTGTGGCCGGTCTTGTAACATTACCAACTTCTCCAGTTAATGGGGTTGGTGGACAAGTTGTAAATGGGGCTGCCGTGTACTGCGGACTTGCAACAACAATTGTTCCTGGTAACTCTACTACAAATGAAATTATTCCAAAAGTTGGCATACCATTCTTAGTTAAGAAGCCAAAGCTTGATGATCTATCATATGCTGGATATGTTGTTTTCCAAGAAAAGGATCGCGGCACAGTTGTTGTGTCTGGCGAATTGGCTACACATGCTAATTCTGATTATGATTATATCTCTACTTCAATTATTGTAAGAAATATAACCAATGCTATTAGAGTTAGACTCGACGGATATATCGGCAAGGGTATTGATGAAGTTAGACTTGCAGCTATGCAAACAGCCGTAGATGGTGTAATGCAACAAGCTGTCAGAGATGGACTTATTAAGAAGTATATTGCCAATGTTATCCCAACAAGCACATTTGGAGTTACCATTCCTTACACCATAGTTCCAGTGTTTGAACTTAGAGACATTAATAATGTTGTTAAGCTTTCTTACGACATTTAAACAGGAGGGCGTAATGCCCTCCATTATTGGAGATAATAAATAAATGGCTAATCCTACTACTTTCTCAAGCTTTTCTGGCGCCGATATTCATGCTGTATTTGGTGATATAGTATTTGGCGAAATCCAGATGATTTCATACAAGCAGGATAGAGAAAAAGCCCCTGTATATACAATGGGATCTCCCGATCTCAGAACTATTGCTAGAGGCAAAAGATTGATCACTGGAGCATGCGTCTTTGTTGTGTTTGACAAGGATGGGCTTCTTTCCGCAATGAATGCAAGCAGTCGCACAAGTGATCCGCATATCAGCAAAGATGAAATTGCAATGGCAGGAAAATCAACACTATCTGGCACAGCCTTAAGTGAAGATACAATTGCTGCTGCGCAGCGCAAAGGCGGTACTATCAGTGTTCTTCAGAGATCCGAGACAACTCAAGAGCAAATCGACAACCTGAAAAACAGAAAGTTTACTGAGCAAGTCGACGCCTTCCATCTTGACCAATTACTTCCATTTGATATTACCATTGTCGGCACCAACGAATACGGTGCGGTATCAAAAATGATTATCAAAGGTGTGGAGCTGATGACAGAAGCTGGTGGAATGTCTATTGATGATATGGTTCTTGAAAAGCAAGTTGCATTTATTGCTAGAAGCATTGAACAATGGAAAGCGATAACCAGCAATTAACTAGCTGATTAAAACTAACATGCATATGCCTTGTCTTGTTGATAGTGTTATGTGTGTTATAATGCCCAGGTAATTCTGGGCATTTTTATTTGTGGAGATTAATATGAGCACAGCAACTGGCAATACCAGCGTTGCAAATAACGCAAATGCGGCCAGCCTAGTAAGGGTAGAAACCTACGAAAGCATAGGTGGCGCATCAACACATGTCGTAATCAACTTTCATCTATTGGACGACAAAGGCAACATAATTGATATACCTATATATTTTGGCACAGCAATAACAATAAGCTATTCAATATATAGATCAAAACAATCTGTATTTAATTTTGGAAACAACCTAATAGATGGATTTGCAATAGGAAATAAATATGTAGCTGGCACCCTAATCAAGGGTATCTTTACCAGAGATGAATTAAATGATGCATTATCAATTATAAAAAATGGTCTCATCGCCTCATTTGATCCCAATAAGCTTACGGGCATTTCTAATCGAAATGTTGTTCATGGACTTATGAAAGACGATCTCTTATCGTGTGATATTAATATAATTTATACAAACGAATACACCGGAGAGGTTCAATATGAAACTATACATGATGCTACTTTTATAAATAATGGACAAGTTGCATCCATTAACGATATAATTACCGAATCAACATTGTCCTACATAGCAAGGGATGTAAAAAGCATGGAACGTATCAAGTCTGATATAAGTGGCGCTGGCAATGCTAATGCAATAAGAACAGCAACGCAAATTTTATTTAGGTGAATAATGTACAATCAATATTATACAGCTGCCGACAGTAGTGTGTTTCTTGTTAAAAACAATAATATGTTATTACTGGACAAGGTAAATGGCATAATGATAACAGAAGAACTTTCCTCCTATCCGATATATGGCCTTGGTAATAGTTATTTTGGCTTTACAACCAAGGGCAACTATGTAGTAAATGGCTTCATTGATATAAATGTCATACATACCGCATATATGACAAATGCAATCAACTATCTAGAAAGCAATACAGAGGAAGCAAAACAAGCGTCAAAAGCAATTAAGAGATTGTCTGATAAGAAAGATATTATTAGCATGTCAATTGATGAACTGAATGATAATAAAAAAAGGATTTTACTGTCGGAGAATGCAACAGCAACAGCAATTGGTGATGGTATTGCTTATTTAAAAAGTGGATTTGGAATAATGCTTAAATTAAATAATACTAGCCAACTTAGAAAAGATGGCACATCTTCGGAATTAATGATCTATAACTGTAGATTAATTGGTTCCGATATATCATCGTCTGTAAATGACGAATCACAAATAGTTAGAAGATATAAATTTATAGGACAAGCAATAAATGAGCGATCAGCTTAATCAACAAGACCAGGAAGAGGTCTATCAACCATCATCAATACAAGAACTAGCAGCAGAACTAGCAGCTTACGAAGACGCTCCAGATGAACCATTGCTTGAAGCGTGGAAATCAACATACGGAAAATTTTTTGTGTCGTCCGTATTGGGAGAAGAAGATATATTTGTATGGAGAACGCTTAATAGGACAGAGTACAAGCAATTGCTAAATACAGGGGTAACAAAGAATCAATCTTCGTATGAAGAAGCAATAGTTAGGAAGTGTATGCTGTGGCCAAAAATAGGACAAGACGACATAGCTAACTCCGACGCCGGGGTTGTGCCAACAATAGCAAAACAAATACTATTTAAATCTGGATTTGTATCTGATCAATATGCACTAAGTTTAATTAAGGTGCTTTAATGCAAACAATTTTTAATTCAGGAGAGCATGGGGTTGCGATCACACTTTCTGGATTAGAAGTAACAATAAATGGCAATATATATGACGAACCCATATGTATTGCCAGATTGCTAACTATACAAGAACTAGAAAGACTAGAAAGCTTTAAATCAGATACAGAAATATCTAAAGCAGTACTAGATCAAGAGCTTGTAAATTTAGTATTTGTGTCTTTTCTTGGTATAACCGATACAGTTGATTGGGAGGAAATAGAGGCCGGAGTTATTACAACAATAGCAGATGCTATCAAAGCTAAAAGTATGCAAATAGCATTTGATGTAATCGGGTATATAAATTTTTCTCAACAACAGCTAGGAGTATATCATTCTATCCAGGCTATTGTTTCTCGCTTTCTATCTACTCCATTCGACGTTGTAGAAAAATTACCAATTAACGAACTTCTAAGAAGATATGCAATATGTCAGATGACGTTCCCACAAGAAGTACAACCAATAACTAATGCAGAAGAAACCTGATGGCAACAGAAGTTATAACCTCTGGCAGTACATATAAAAAAATCGAAAATGAAAGACAAGACCAGCGCGACAGCTCCATAATTAAAATAGGCGCTGGTGCTGGTTTCGCTTTTGTTGCATCAAAAGCTTTTGCTACAGATCCAGTCCAAAATGTTGCACAGAGAATATTTAAATTAAACACAACAAATGCATATTTTAAATACAACGGCGTGCAATACGCTGACTTAAAAATAAAACCAAGAATTACCCTTGGAGATCTAGCATTAGATTTTGCAAAGGTCCTGGAAGAAATATCCCCATTAAAGATACTTAGAACTTTTCATGTATCGAGCTTTATATCGCCGTACACAATACCAAAAGCAAATCTTAATACGGTAAGATTAACATCCGATCAAATGTTATTGGATGAAATATATTTTAGAAGTCTTATACGATCTTCAAATTCCAAAGCATCCGCTGGTGCTATCAATGATCTATTTTCAACTGGTGCTGAATTTAGAGAAGGCAAGCTTTATTCAATCAGTGGAGAATTAATACTAGAGAATGCAAGATTAGTAAAGTTGGCACCATCCCCAATAGACGGTCCAGATTCTACACATCCCTTTATGAATAGGGTCTATGAAAAGTTTAGAAACATACATGGCGTAAAAGACGATACAAGCTTCTTTAAGGCGGCATTATCGCCCAAGGGCGGCATAGGTATTATCTCTGGCAAAACAGAGCTAGAAATGGCTACCAATTGGGCTAGGGCCTATGGAAGGTTAGCTATTGAGCCCGGATTTAAATTATTTGATAGACCATTAGATATGCTGGCAGAAGTCATAGACAAGACAGGCCTTGAGCAGAGATTTAATCTACCGACCAATATTCGAGAGAAACTATACCTTGGTGCTGGCGCTGGGGGAGACTATTCACAATCTGTTCCAAGAATGTTTGCAAAAATGGGCGGCTCGATAGCTAAGCTGACTCTCGCGGGCGCAGTTGCATACACAGCAATAGATCAAGCCTCAAAAGCATTAGCAACAGAAGATTCTGCATACAATAAGGGAATAATCGAGGGTCTTGCTACGTCTTATGTTAATACAAGAATCGGGATTGCGTCCGCTTGGTCTGATAATTTTCAAACATACAAAGAAAGACAAGAACAGGCTGCTCCTGGATCTACTAGTCTGTTGACATTGGCTGGCTTCCCTTTGGCTGGTGCATTGCTTGGGGCAAATATAGGATACTTTAGACGGATTGGAGAAGCCACAGTTAACGGTGTTGCGGCAGCAGATGTGGTTGCGCATACTGAAGCGGAAGGCAAAGTGTTAAATTCTTTGCTTAGCAAAAATGCTGGATCTGGTCCCAAGCTAACACGCGTAGGTAGGTATGCGGCTGTTGGTGCTTTATTGGCTGCAATACCAATTTTGCCATTTTTGCCTGGAGCCCTAATCGGAGAATCAAGTGAGCAGTTAAAAGCTAAATATTCTGGCGAAGAAGATGTTGCTATAAGATCTACAAGATTTTGGGGATCTGGAGGGGTTGAGTGGGCAGGAGGTAAAATTAAATATTTTACAAAATCCTGGTATGCTCAGCTAATGAATAATGCAGAAGACATAGGTAAATATGGCAATGAAGAAACAAAAGATAGGCTAAATCCATTATTGCATCCATTTGACTATCTAAGAAATCCATATCAACTAGAAGAGCTTAATCAAGATAAGTCTCCATATCCAGTATGGGGCATGGAAGTTTCTTATGGTGGTGTATTTG